ATCCATTTAAGATAGGTTCAGTCGATGGTTCTAATATTAATACTGCTACTTCTTTTATGAATATGCTACTTATGGCTACAGGAACAATAGATAGCTCATCACTACAAGCTATGACTACAGCAGAAGGAGCTGGTTTATCTGTAGCACTGTCGTCAATCATAAAGAAAAACAAGAGAACACTAATAAACTTCCAAGAACAATTTTTGATACCTTTTGTAACTAAGTCTGCACACAGGTTTATGCAGTTTGATCCAGAGAGATATCCTGCACAAGACTTTATATTTACTCCTTCTAGTAATCTAGGTATCATAGCTAGAGAGCATGAGCAGATGCAGTTTATGAATTTATTGAAAACACTAGGTGCAGAGTCACCAATCGTACCTTTAGTTCTGTCTGCAATCATAGAAAACTCTAGTTTGAACAACAGAGAACAGCTAATACAGCAACTACAACAGATGATGCAGCCTAATCCACAGGAAGCACAGTCACAACAAGCTGCTGTACAGCTACAATTACAGAAAGCACAGCTAGAATTAGCAGATTTACAAGCGGATGTACAGCTAAAACAGGCTAAAGCACAAGGAGAAGCAGTAGAAACACAGTTAAAACCTGCTGAAACACAGGCTAAGATAGCTGCTAGTGCTTCTAAGTACTTAGGAGATGCTGATGACCCAACAAAAGAGTTTGAAAGACGTATAAAACTAGCAAATGTGGCTCTAAAAGAGAAAGATATTGATACAAAAGCACGAATTGCAGAATTACAACTACAAGCATCAAGAAATACTTGACTTTTACAAAAAAGTATGCTATAATCACGCATTAATAAAGCAAAAAACGTGCCAATGGATAAAAAATTATTAGATTACTATGATAACCGTTTTGCAATGATGTCTTCTAAGGGTTGGAAAGACCTTATGGAAGATTTACAGAAGATGTATGATGAATACAACAGTGTTCAGAACTGTGAAACAAATGAAGAGTTTCATTTTGCTAAAGGACAAGTAGATATACTAAAGTATATGTTAGGACTAAAGGATATGTCTGAAAAAGTATATGAAGACTTGTGTGCAGAAGAAGAACAGAGTTATTCAAACACATAATGACTAGAAGAATATTTGAGTTTCAATGTAATAATGATCATGTATTTGAACAATACATTGATGACTCGTTAAAAACAACCACCTGCCCTGCTTGTGATACTGAAGCAAAACGCATAATCAGTAAACCAAGAATAGACCTGGAGGGTTGTTCAGGTGATTTTCCTACTGCTGCTGACGCATGGGTTAGACGCAGAGAAAGTCACATGAAGTATGAGAGAAAGATGGGCATAGGTCAAGAGTATAGTAGTATGGGATAAGGTTAGACCCCCATTTAAAGTGTCTTTCCTAAAATGTCAACTGACACAGGAGAGTATAGTGGCTGAGTTTGTAGAAGAAGTAGAAGATAAGAAAGAAGAACCACAGCAAGAAGAAGTAAAAGCTGAAGAAGTTAAACCAGAGATTCCTGAGAAGTACAAGGAGAAAACTCTTGAAGACGTTATAGCTATGCACCAGGAAGCTGAGAAGTTAATAGGCAGACAAGGTACAGAGTTAGGAGAACTTCGCAGGGTTGCTAATTCTTATGTTCAAAGTCAACCGCAAGCAAAGCAAACAGAAGTCAAAGAAACTAGTGATGATGATTTTTTTGCTAACCCTAAACAGGCTGTAGACAACGCAATACAAAATCATCCTAAGATCAGAGAAGCAGAACAGCTAACCCTAGAAATGCAAAGGTCGAAAGCTCTTTCATCACTGAAAGAAAAACATCCAGACTTTACAGACATCGTAAAAGATCAAGGGTTTCAAGACTGGATAAGTAATTCTAAAGTAAGAGCAGAGTTATTTGCTAGGGCTGATCGTAGGTATGATTATGATGCTGCTGATGAGCTTATTTCTACATGGAAAGAAAAGAAACAGATTGGTAGTAAAACTGTAGAAATGGAGAAACAGGCTAGATCACAAGACATCAAAAGTGCTACTACAACTGTACCAAGTGGTAGTGGAGAAGCACCATCCAAGAAAATCTTTAGACGTTCTGATATAAGAAATCTTATTAACAGTGACCCTGACAAGTATGAAGCCTTGTTGCCTGAAATAGAAAAGGCGTATAGAGAAGGTAGAGTCAGAGGATGATATTTTAGAAAAGGAATTGAAAAATGGGTTTAGGTACTAATCATGTAATTAATTCAGAAGTCAATACCGCAGGTTTTATACCTGAGGTTTGGTCGGATGAAATCATCGCAGCTTACAAGAAGAATCTTGTTGCTGCTAACTTAATCAAAAAGATGAACATGAAGGGCAAGAAAGGTGACGTAGTTCACTTCCCAGCCCCAGCAAGAGGTTCAGCTACAACCAAGTCTGCTGAGTCAGAAGTTACTTTGATTCAAGAGTCTGGCACAGAGAAGACTGTAACAATCAACCAACACTATGAGTATAGCCGTTTGATTGAAGACTTTGCAGAAGTACAGGCATTGACTTCACTAAGACGTTTCTACACAGATGATGCTGGTTATGCACTAGCTACAAGGATTGATTCAGACGTATTAGCCCTTGGTAGACAGTCACAGTCTGGTTCTGGTAGTGCTGCTTATGACAAAGGTTATCTAGGTGGTGATGGTTCTACATTCTATGTAGCTGCTAGTAATAACGAAAGTGCTATTACTGATGCAGGATTTAGAAGAGCTATCCAGCGTCTTGACGATCAAGATGTTCCTATGGATAATCGTAACTTTGTCATACCTCCTGTAGCTCGTAATGTAATGATGGGTCTATCACGATTCACAGAGCAAGCGTTTACAGGTGAAGCTGGCAATGCTAACACCATTAGAAATGGTCAGATTGGTGATATATATGGTATCAAAGTATATGTATCTACCAATGTAGACACAACTAACGGTTCTGGTGCTGCTAGAGTATGTTTGTTGTTCCATCCTGAGTTTGGAGTATTGGTTGAACAGTTAGGTGTTCGTGTTCAAACACAATACAAGCAAGAGTACTTAGGTACGCTCTTAACTGCTGATACCTTGTATGGTACTGGTGAGCTAAGAGATACTTCTGCTGTTGCTCTTATTGTTCCAGCTTAATTTTAATTTAATATCAAAAGGAGAAAATATATGTGGACAAAGCCATCAGCAACTGATTTAAGATATGGTTTTGAAATAACTATGTATATTTCTGTTTAGTAAATTAGGGGGCGGTAAAACGCCCCACACTTTTAGAGGATGGATAATGGCTACAGTAAAAAGAGGACAACATAGACAGTTTCAGGGAGCTTTCTCTGATACCTGGACTATTAAAGACACATTTAACTTTGGTTCAGTAGCAGATGGAAATGAAGAAGCTACTGGTGTAACTGTTTCTGGTGTTGGATTAGGTGACATGGTTCTAGGAGTAGCTGCTAGTGTAGACGTAGCAGACCTAGATTTAACAGCACATGTTACTGGAACAAGCCAAGTTACGTTTCAAGTAAATAATAATACAGGCGGTGCAATTGACTTAGCTACTGCTGAATACACAGCCCTTGTGGGTAGACCAAATTGGTAAACATGATAACCCTCTTCGGAGGGTTTTTTTGTTAAGGAATAATTATGGCTTTTTTTAGAGGTACTGGTGGTGCTGGTACTGCTACTTTTGAACAGTTACCATTAGCAATTAGTGAAGGTGGAACAAGTGCGACTACTGTAGCTTCTGCTAGAGTATCCCTTTTACCTTCTTATTCTGGTAAATCTACTTTTGTTTTAGCAGTAAATGCAACTGAAGATGATATAGAATTTGTTACAGCAGCAGCATCGTCTGCTGTAAATTATAGTGATGCTACTGCTAACTTTACAGGAATACTACAAGAAGGTGGTATCAACGTATTAACAAGTGCTGACATTGGTGTGTCAGTAGCTTCTGCTGGAGTTACAGGAAATGTTAATTACTCTGATGCTACTGCTAACTTTACAGGAGTATTACAAGAAGCTGGTGATAATGTATTAGTATCAGCTAACATAGGCGTAACAGTGCAAGCATATGATGCTGATATAGCATTTTTAGATGCTGCTACAGCAAACTTTACAGGAGTGCTACAAGATGGAGGAAGCACAGTTCTAACAGAATCAAGTACGATTGAAGGGGGTACTTACTCATGACAACCATTTTAACTAAGAAAAAGGATACGACAGGAGTACCTGCCACTGCTGACTTAACAAACAGTACTGGCGGTGCTGAGTTAGCAGTCAATACTTTAGACCAAAGACTTTACACAAAAAACAGTAGTGATGTAATAGTAGAAGTAGGTATTAAACCATCTACATTAGACGTAGCTGGTGCAGTATCTGCTGGAGGTGTTTTTAGAATTACTAATAATGTTACTGCTTCAGGAACATTAAATATAGGAACTAATGCTTCTGTAACTGGTACACTAAATGTTACTGGTAGTGCAGGACTGAGTGGTAATGTAGATGTAGGAGGAACATTAACAGGAGCTTCTACAGTATCAGATCAAGATGGTGATTTGAGAGACATACCTGTAAGTCAAAATATATCAGGAGACTATACTTTAGCTATAGGAGACGCAGGTAACCAAATAAATGTTAATTCAGCAAATGTAACAGTTACTGTGCCTACAGGAGTATTTGGTATAGGTGATATTGTATCAGTTATATCTGTAAACGGATGTACAGCTACATTAGCTTGTACTGCTGTTAATGCAGTTAAAGCAGGTGATTTAGCGGCAACTGCTTTGCATACATTAGATGCAAATGGAGTTGCTAGTATTATGTTTAGTTATACAGCAAATTTAGCTGTACTTACTGGGAATATTTCATAATGACTGGAGCACATCAATTATTATTTTCTAATTTTTCTATCGCTGCTGGTGCTAATAAACCTAGCACAGTAGAATTTTTAGTAGTTGCTGGAGGCGGTGGAGGAGCTACTGGAGATGCAGGAGGCGGTGGAGGTGCGGCAGGAGGCTATCGTGAAGGAAATGCTTATCCTATCTCCGCAGGAGGTATTTATACAATTACAATTGGTGCAGGAGGAGCAGGGGACGACTTAACTATTCCTTCTGGAACTGCACCAGCAGGAAATAATAATAGTAGAGGAGATTACGGAAACGATAGTGTTTTTGGTGCTATCACCTCTACTGGTGGTGGTTTTGGTAATGGAGGCGGTACTACTGCCGTAGACCCAGCAGGTGATGGAGGTGATGGTGGATCTGGTGGAGGAGGACGTTTTGGAGGTACAGGTGGTTCAGGAAATACACCTGCCATAACTCCTGTTACTGGTGAAACTACCACAATACAAGGAAAAGACGGTGGTGCTGGTGCACAAGGTACTGTATCTGATGGAAGACCAGGTGGCGGTGGTGGCGGCCATAATCAAGCAGGAACAACTGGCGTGGCAGGAAGTACAGCAGGTGATGGCGGAGATGGTACTTCTACATCTATCACAGGAAGCGCAGTGCATTATGCAGGTGGTGGCGGTGGTGGTGGTAGTGCGGCAGGTTATGCAGGTACAGGCGGTCAAGGAGGTGGAGGTGATGGGCGAGCAGCCAACGGTGGAGATGGTTTTTCAGGAACTGCCAATAAAGGTGGCGGTGGAGGAGGAACGAATGGTGCGTCAAATACTGGAGGAGCAGGAGGTTCTGGAGTAATTATTATTGCCTACCCAGATACTTTTGATGACATTACTACTGTAGGCGCAGGTTTAACTTTTTCCAAAGATACTTCTTCACGTTCAGGTTATAAAGTTTATACATTTACAGCAGGTTCAGACACAATTACATTTTAAGGATTTTTCATGGGACATTATGCTTTACTTAATTCATCTGGAGTTGTTACAAGTATTATTACTGGTAAAGATGAAACAGATGTTCAAGAAGACTGGGAACAGTATTATGGAAATATACACAACTGCACTGTAAAAAGAACATCTTACAATACACATAGAAATATTCACAAAAATAACAAAACTCCTTTTCGTGGTAATTATGCAAGAAAAGGTTATGTGTATGACAGTGATTTAGATATTTTTGTTTCAAAAAAACCCTACAATAGTTGGATTATGTCTACGGCTGATGCTACATGGACTGCTCCTTCAGCTATGCCTACTGATGGAAATTCTTATGGTTGGGACGAAGACAACCAAACATGGATTAATTTAGAAAGTGCTAGTGCTGGAGGCGTTTGATGAAGACAGAAGAATTACTAAACGAATTAGATAAAAGACTTACTACACATGAAGCAATATGTGCAGAGAGATGGGCTGAGACACTTTCTAAAATTAAGAGACTAGAAACAATCTTAATTGGTTGTTTTGGTTCTATTGTATTAATACTTATCACTATCATTTTAAAACTAAGCTAAGGAGAAGTCTATGTACGGCATGATGAAAGGCAAGAAGAAACCAATGAAGAAAGCCATGAACGGTATGGGTAAGAGTTATGGTGGTAAGAAAATGATGGCTAAAAAGCCAATGAAGAAACCAGCTAAGAGGAAAGCATAATGCCTTTAAAGAAAGGTTCTTCAAGAGAGGCTATATCTAGTAATATTAAGAAACTTAAAAAAGAAGGTTATTCTGCCCAACAAAGTGTAGCAATAGCTTTGAAAGAAGCAGGAAAATCTAAGAAAAAGAAAAGGACTAAACGTGGCTAAAGGAGTACCGCACTACTTTAGAGATGGTAAAGAGCATAAGGGTAAGATGCACAAGATGAGTGATGGTACATTACATTCTGGTGCAACACATACTAAGTCTAGTAAGAAACTTTACCATTTCAAAGATCTTTCTAAAACAGCACAAAAGAGGGCTAAAAGTGGCAGCAAAAAAGTCTAAGAAGTCTCCTACACCTACTAACAAGGCTCTGTATAATAGAGTCAAAGCAGAAGCTAAACGCATGTTTGATGTATATCCTAGTGCTTATGCTAATGCTTGGTTAGTAAGAGAGTATAAGAAAAGAGGTGGAGGTTACGCATAATGTCACTCAAGGAGTGGTTTGGTAAAGGTAAGAAAGGTGACTGGGTAGACATAGGAGCACCAAAGAAGAAAGGCAAGTTTCAGCCTTGTGGACGTAAGTCTACTAAAGATACCAAAAGAGCCTACCCTAAATGTGTTCCTAGGTCAAAAGCTAAGAGTATGACAGAGGCACAAAGAAAGTCTGCTGTAAGAAGAAAGAGAGCAGCAGGAAACCCAGGAGGTAAGCCTACCAATGTAAGAACATTTGCAAGGAAGAAAAATGGTTCAAAAAAAGTATCAAAATCCTAAAGGTGGTCTTAATAAAGCTGGTAGAGCTTATTTCAAAAGAACTACTGGTGCTAACTTAAAACCACCAGTATCTGCTAAGAAGGCAAAGAAGTCACCAAAAGCAGCAGCTAGGCGTAAGAGTTTCTGTGCTAGGATGCAAGGAATGAAAAAGAAAAGAACAGGTAGTAAAACAGCAAATGATCCTAATAGTAGAATCAACAAAGCACTTAGAAAGTGGGATTGCTAATGGCACTAACAACAACATATTTAGATTTAGTAAATGATGTACTAGTCAGGCTTAGAGAAGCTCAGGTATCTAGTGTGTCTCAGAATGGGTATTCTTCTTTGATCGGTGCTTTAGTCAATGATGCTAAAAGAGAAGTAGAAGACGCATGGAACTGGGATGTACTAAGAGATACAGTATCATTTACTACACAGCAAGGCACATTTAATTATAACTTAGATGGTGCTAGAAATAAGTTTAGAATCATCTCTGCACACAATGATACAGAAGATGTATTCTTACGTTATCAGACAACAGGATACTTTATACAAAACTTACTATTAACAGAAACACCTACTCAGGGAGCACCATTGTATTATAATCCTAATGGTGTAGATGCTGAAAGAGATGGACAGATAGATTTGTATCCTATTCCTGATGGTGAGTATGTAATAAGGTTTGACTTAGTAATACCAGAACAAGAACTAACAACTGATACTGACACCACTGCTATGCAGAAGAATG